TCAGCCGGCTGCATCAGTATCGCTGCCGGTGTTTTGTTGGAACAGATGGTACTTGCTTGCAAAGAACTTCTCCGAAACCGAATTGCCGGAATAGAGCGCCTGCACAAACGCCAGCGCTTCCAATGCGCCCTGCAGCGCCTTCAGCTGGCATTCGGCATCATTGCCGATGGCGCCTCTGGCCAGAAGGTACAGCCCGACGATCAGCATGTCGCTTACTGCGTTGGCGATCTTGGACCATTGCACATGATGGCGTCTAGTACGCTGCTGTTTCGGCTTCTGCCTTACGGATACTGGCATAATCCATCATCCTTTCTATGGGGAATATGGCGCGTTAGGCGCGCTTTGCGCCAAGCAGCTGGTCAGGCTGCCGTGCGAGCGCGCCGCCCTTGCGAGGATGGGCGCAAGCGGCTGCCCTTCTAGGGCGCGCCGGAACAGGCTTACTCTGGCCGCGCGTGAGGGTCGATTCGGTCGATCCGCTTATGGGCCTGTTTGGCGCTCTCCTCCACCCGGGTCACCCGCTCCGCTAGGCTTTGGATGGTAGCCCCCTGGCTGCGGAAGTCCGCGCGGATGTCGATCACGCCGCTGCTCACATTGGCGATCACCACGCTCTGCTTTTGCATCTCGGTATTGAGCTGCGCCAGCTGCTTGGAAACCTCCTCGGCTTCCTTGGCTTCGACTCGGGCGTCCACCAACTCAGTGCGACTCTCGTCCCGCTGATCCTTGGTATCATTGCGCCGGGCGTTGCGAATGTTGTAGAAAATGGATACCGCTAACGACAATAATGTCAGCCCCAGCACAACGTTTTCAACGGTTAGTTGCATCGGATTGCCCTCTCTTTTGGTAAGCATTCGGCGCCACCACAAGGCGCTCTGATGGATTTTCCCATGGTCGATAGCCCTTTCGGTCGTTGCTTGTCTGCAAAACGCCGCAGAAAGGCGCCTAGAATAGCCGCATCTGCGCCATTTCAGCGTCCAACCGTTCCTTGGCCAACGCATAGTAGGTTGCGTCCAGCTCGAAGCCTACGAAGGGCAATCCGGCACGGTGGCAGGCGATCAGGCTGCTGGCACTGCCCACGTGCGTATCCAGGATGCGATATCCTGGCTTTGAATAATGCTGCAGGATCCATGTATACAGCGCAATCGGTTTTTGCGTCGGGTGGAAGCGCGGATCTCCGGGTTTGCCTTGCGAGGGCATCTCAATCCACTTGGCGTTGGCGTTGAAACTGGTCCAGGCGTATTCGCACATGGCCATGGTGAAGTTTTCGCTGATGGGCTTTCGCCATACCAGAAAACAGCGCGTCGGCGGCAGATCGAAGTAATTGCCACCCCAGATGATCTGGTTCTGGCTCACGCGCGCCAGCTCGTCAAAGTATTCCGGAGGCGGCGCCACATCCCAGTTGCGCATATCGGGTCTAGGGCAGTCCCTCGTCTGGCAGTACTTGCTCGCCCACGTCCCGCCGGTCCGTGTCGCCCGGATCCCCTGCGCACAGATGGTATCGGTCAAACAGCCCGCCGAATCGTCCCCGTTTTCGCTGCTCCCACTGGCTACCCGCCGCCCCGGATCTTGGTTGTATCGTGATCGACGGATCCGCCACCGTAAGGTGGATCCACGATCGCCAGGTCAAAATATTGATCAGGAAATTCCTTCATGCCCGTCATGCAGTTCATGTGGTAGAAACCGAAGTCCAGCATTGCTCTGAAACACCTCGCATTTTCCGTTCCCCAGGAACTCACACCCCCGGCAACAGTCGGGTGCTGCAACGGGAGTTATGCAGGGCGCGCGGATCATACAGCTTCTACAGGCAGGGTGTTCGGCCTTACAAATACACTCCTCGCACCTCTTTAGCATAGTAGCGCCTTTCTTATTCCTGATTTGTCTCCATGGCCGCCCTGCGTGCTTCAGCAAGCGCCGCCCAAGTCTTTTGGCCAACAACGCCGTCAATGGTCAACCCATGATCGCGCTGGAACACCTTCACCATCGCCTCGGTGGTCGGGCCGAAATCATGGTCGACCGATAGCATGAAGCCCAGATCCACCAGCCACGTCTGCAGGCGTTCCACAGCACCACCCTTGCAACCCCGCTTGATCAGGTAGAATCTGGACGTATCCACCGCTGTATCTGCCGTCGAACCTTGTACCGTTGCTGAAGCAGCCTCGCTGGCCACCGTCGCCGCGGTGGACAGCAGTGCGTTTTTGGTGTCCGTCAGCCCGTAGCCCACCCAGGGCAGCAGCCCGATCATGTTCCAGCCGCCATTGATCGCTTTCCCGGCAAAGTTGCTTTCAACAACCTTCTCACGGCTGGCACTGGCTGCGATGCTGGTATATTTGCCCCATACCAGCCCCATATGGCTCGCGTCGCCGTTTTCGTCATTGTATTTGTCGTTGTGCCCTGCCGTCCAAATGAACAGCGCCGCGCCCCCGGGAATGCAGCCAAACGCTTTGATACACTCAGCAGGCATTCCGCGCCACACACATGCGCGCCAGTGCGCATTGCTCCCAGCAAGCCCGCATTCTTTTTTGGGGACGCCTGCCTGAATCAGGCAATATTCTATCATCCCCTGGCAGTCCATCCCCTGAAGGGTCATCCCGTTTTTCACGTAAGGGATCTCGGCCGTCTTGATGTACTCCAGCAGCTTTTCCCCTTGCGCGATCAGCGCGGCATTGGTAATCTTGGATGACATATCGTTTCCTCCAATCTAAAAGGCGAGCCATGCAGCTCGCCCGGTAACGTTGAATAAGGGCGGGTGAATACCCCGCCCTATGTTTACACCGCCAGTTCCGGCAGGCCGCTGTCGATCAGGATTTCCCGTACCTGTTCTTTAAGCGCTGCGGGTACCGCCGAAAACGCCGTTTTGCCTAGGATCACGCGCTGGGCAAAGAACATCGCCATCATAATCACATCCCCTTTCAAAAGGAATTGCAATAAAAAGAGCCGCACCCAGTCGAGCGCTGCTCCGATTGCCCGGATCACTGGTACACCTGCGTTGCCATTTCCGCGATGCAGTCCTCCATAAACTCTCCACGATCCGACAATGCCTGCACCTGAGCTTTCAGAAGGACGTTTTCAGCATTGATCTGCTCGATGTCACTGGGTGTAGGGTGCGGCGGCACATCACTTTCCAGCTCTTCCGTTGTGCGTTCGGCAACCACCCCTTCCACCAGCTTATAGCGATAGCGGCCTTGCTCGTCCATCAATGGTTTAGGAAGATAGTTGCCTTGCGCGTGCATGTAGCGGTCGCCATCTCCCTCGTCAACCTGCACCCAACCGTCTGGTGGTGCGAAGAACGCATCGCTCATGATCCCATCAACGCGCCCTATGCTGTTTGTATGTAAAAATACTTTTGACATAACCCTTCCCCCTTACAGTTCCGAGGATAACAGCACGCTTGTGTGCGGTTCAGCAGTGGATACCACGCTGTACCCACTCGGGAGCGCAGCAGTAAATCTCAAACGGCATAGATTTCCGATTAGCGATATCACACTTGTTACTGCTACACTCTGGTATACAGACCCATTGGAACACACAAATGCAGCATTTGCCCCCGCTTCGGCTATACTTGGGGTGATTCTCATAGCACATGGTAGGGGTAGATTAATAGCAAAATACCCTGCCGTGTCATGGTACCCACTCGACGCCCCTAATGATGTTCTAACCAAGTGTCGCTGACATACTGCCAGTGCAAGTGCTGAACTCATCGGAGCATCCATTGCAATTGTGCTGACAGTTCCAATTTCCAGCTTTACGGTTCTGACTATACATGCCGAACTCGCAAATACTGTCAGATAGGGCGCATAATATTGTGTGGTTTCGTTTATGACAATGCCGCCCGATACATAGGAAAGACCGAACGTAACATTTCCAAAGCCTGTGACGGGAACCACTGTTGATACAGCAACCCCTGAAACACTGGCAGGAAACGCTCCCGTCGCAGTGTAGATTGTGCCATCGCTCATAAGCGCGGAGAATGTCACGACCCTACCAAGTAAAGCGGTGTAAAGATACTCCATAAACTGGTATACAATACCACCAGCCGCCATGGATAGACCTGTTCCGGCCACCCACGTAACACTGCTACCACCGAGCACCCACCCATCCAAGTAGTAACTTCCGGCTGTTGAAAATGCAGTTCCACTCACGCGGTTACGCTGATTGATCGGCGTGCGGAAATCCCAGTTGCGCAACATATTTGGGTTGCTGACCTGCGTAACACTGGCAGCGCTGATATTGCTCAGCGCTTGCACCTTTTCCGCATCCGTCAAAGTTTGCGCGGTGTACTTGACAGGATATAGGCCGTCGATCAATGCCTTTAGCGCCTTCCCTTGCCTGGCATCTAGCACAAAGCCTTCAACAGCCTTATCCAAACTGTTGTAGACGTTCGCCGATTTCAGGCAAGCATCGATCGCCGCTTTAATGGTGGTGGTATCATCGCTGGCTATGGTCAGCGTGGTGGCAAATAGGATCGCCTTGACCGCTGCCACAATATCCACAGGGGAAGGGTTAGGCAGCGCTTTGTCATTCTCAAAGCTTACCACACCGGTTTCGCTTACCGCAGGCGTAAAGGTGGCGCCGCTTGCTCCGGGAGCGCCGGGCAGGCCGTCGGTTCCATCCAGAACATCAACCTCGGTTGTGCCTGTTTTGTCAGTAATGGTAATAGTTGCCGTGTTCCCAACCTTGCTAACATAGGCAACAGGGCTGTATCCCGTGGTTTGCCCTTCATCTTCCCATTGTGTACCCGTCCAACGATGTACATTGTAAGGTGCAGCGCTGCCAACGTTGTACCGATCGCCAATTGTCGGGTTTGGGATGCCCGCCTGCAGTTCCGCAAGCGTTGCGTAGGCATTTCCCTTGATAATGTAATCCGCGCCTTGCGGTCCCTGCTCTGTTTGGATGGTGATGTGTTTATGCCCGTTGACATCGGTAATTGTGGCCGTCGGTGCGGTGCCATTGGGGACGCTCGACGTGGCGATGGTCATGCCGTCGATCATGGTCGCCGCGGCGTCCGCTGCCTGTGCTGCCGTGCCGGCGCTACCTGCGGCGGATGTTGCCTGCCCTACCGCAGCAGTTGCCGCCGCTGCGGCCGTATTGGCCGCCGTAGCGGCCGTATTCGCTCCGGAGGCGGCAGTATTCGCCGCACCAGCTGCCGCATTGGCTGCATCTGCGGCATCGTCAGCATCCCCGGCGGCAAGCACGGCGTCGCTGGCTGCATCACTGGCCTCCTGTTTCGCCTCGTTTGCGGCAGTGGCGGCACTGTTGGCAGCGGCAGCGGCGGTAGTCGCCGCTCCGGATGCGGCTGTGGCAGAAGCGGCTGCGTCAGTCGCCGCATTAGTGGCAGTCTCGGCCGCAGATGTGGCGGCTGTTGCCTGGCCAGCCGCTGCCGTTGCCGTTGCAGCTGCTCCATTGGCAGCGGTTATTCCGGCTTCCATTACTGCAACCTGGGCTAGTAACTGACTGATATCTGGGATGATATGCTCCACATCCACAATGCCGCCGCTGGGTTCACGCCCCACAGTTGTGATCAGCACACCCAGGGTAACGGTATTATTTCCGCTGGTATCGGTCAGACGCATCACGCATTGAAGCGAGCCAGGGATTGTGTAGCAGGTACTTTCCAGCTTCACGACCGCCGTATGCCCATCAATCGTGCCCGCGATGGGCACATAATTGCCATCGGCACGCTGAAAAAACCCGCGCACCGTGCCTGCCAAAGTAGCTGGCTGACCATCCTGTAAAACAGTAATGCGCCACTCATGCGCCAACTTGTCGCCCTGCATCATCAGCGCCGAAGGAAGGATGCGCGGCTCAACGGCTCCCTGCGCAAGGTCGATCCGCTGCCGGATTATCCAGTTGTTCATCAGTAATCGCCGCCTCCTTTGCTTTGCACAAACACCTGTGCGTACACATTTACAACAACCCGCGTTGCCTGGTCGGGTGTCAGCACTACCTCATGCCACTTTCCTCGCTCGATCTTGCCAGCGGCATCCTTGGAGAGTAGCGCGGTGATGTCTACCTCTGCTTCGGCGTCCGTAATCGTGCCGCTTACCGCTACGCCGTCCACCATCATGGTGAAACTAGTAGCCGTTGGCCCCTCGTAGATGTCATAGATCAAATTGTGGGTATGGTCGTTCAGGGTCAGGCCGTGGCTGTGTGCGCCCACGCTCACGCTATGGGTGTGATCGGGTACATTGATGGTCAGCGGGGGAATGGAGATCACCGTATTGACCATATGGTAATGGTTCATACCATGGTTATGCGTTGGGATCCCGTGAGTGTGGCTCATGCTATGTGTATGGGCACCGGTTGTGTGTGTATGTAAGTTCAACCCATGGCTGTGGTTGGTATCATCTGATTCGGAACACGAAGGGCGCGTAGCCCCTGTGTAGGTACCGGTTGTTTGCTGGTGCTGATGGCTGCCGATCGTGTGAGAGTGGCTCGCAATTGCGGCTTCAGTGCTACCGATTGCTGCGCCTGTATTGGTATACTCGCCCGCACTGCCTGTAGCACTCAAACTCGACGCCCCTGTATTTCGCGCGGTTTCCACATCGGTGTTGGCCATCGTGTAGCCGCTTTCCATCGCCTTGGGGTTGCCGGTCGTGTTGTTGCTGGTAGTCACGCTCACAGGCTCCGTAATGCTCTGCGCCCCTCCGGCCGCACTGGTGGTCGTACCCCCGCCCCCGCTGGTGGTGGTCGAAACGCTCCCGCCACCGCTGGCTGCGCCTTGAGCGTCCGCCCGGTAGGCTTCGCGCTTCAGCAGGAATTTCACCACGTTGATGCGCACGGCGCTTTCGGGAATGGGGATGGAGAACGTGGCCGGATGCCCGGGCGTGCAGTTCTCGGCGTACTGGAAAACGTACAATGACGTGGCACCCTGGCTATATAGCTCGCTGACGCCTACTCGGTCGGCCAGCTGGTTGATGCTGTCGGCGGTGTCCTTCTGGGCATTGGCGATCGTGATTTCAATGTCCTGCGGCTTCCCGTTCACGTCAGCTTTGCTGATTCCGATGATCCGCGCCTGAAAGGTGATGTCGTGTTCGCCGTCCATCACCTGCACAAGCTTGCCGGGCATGTAGTTGTCCCAGCTGTGTCCGGTAAGGGCGTACAGGTCGGCGGCCGTGGCCGTATAGGTGATATAGGGGTTCTTGTAACCCTCCAGCACAGCTTGCGTTCGTTGTTTCAGTGTCGCGACGTCCTGAATGGTTGTGTCCACAAACACGCTGCACTTCACGCCCCAGGTGCCGATGGTATCCGAATCCAGATAGGGCAGGCCGCCGTTCACACTCTTGATACCCAACTGGTTCACGCCCTCGCCATAGCCAAGGCAGTACAGGCGCGTCACCAGCGCGGTGGCGTCCATGGTTTTTTCGATCTGCTTCAGGCTGCGCATGTAGTGGATCCCACAGCCAGGAGTCGCGTCCGCTCGGAGCAGGTTCACCGTCCAGGGCGTGGTGCTGGTGTTAAAATCCCATGTGTATTCATCCACTAACAGGTTGCTGATGGAAAACAGCGCGGAAAGCAGCGTGCAATTCTCGAAGTTGTAGGCGAACTGGTCATAAAACTCGCACACGCCCAGCTGCCAGCGGATCACCGTCTGCCGCGCCAGGATGTAGGCGATCACGTCTGCAGTATATACGCTCGTTCCGCCTACCTCATGCTGCCCGAACAACACATCGTCCACCAGCGTGGCCATCACATGCTCCAACTCATAGCCCGTCCAGTCGTCGGTATCGCTCTGCGGCATGCCGATGATGCGAAAAAGACCGAGGTCACGCTTGCCGTCCTCGATCTTCACGTAGTTATGCGCAGCGCAGTACTCGTTTTTGGGGTCGCAGGTTGGCAGCTGAAAGCTTACTGTGGAAAGATCGTTTCGCTTCAGCTGATACCCTACGTCGTTGGCCGCGTCCAGTACCGCCCGCAGCTTCTGGTTTTGGTCGTATACCCGCACCATACGTCGGTTGCACCTCCTTTGGGAATGGGTTTGTGAACCCCCTCCCAACCTCCCCCGTTGGGATTATTCACGTGCGGGCGAGGCGGGGGCTTGTGGCAGCACCACGGCTCCGGAAGGCAAGCTTTCGTCCGCGACCGCAGGTGCGGCTGGTGAGCGGTTGGGGGAGGGATCGCCCGCCCCCAAAGGGAGCGTCTGCGACCGTGCCAAAACCTCCACTAGTGTGAAAACTTCGCGCGCCAGGTACGTGGCGGCGCATTCACCCTCCACCATCCAGGCACAGTTGTCGCGGCAGGCGATCTGCGTCAGCGGACAACGGTGCGGCGGAAACGGTTCTGTCTGTACCTCCGGCGCTGCGGGTCGGCTCTTGGGCAGTGGTGCGTGGGGGCGAATAAACTCCTGCTTTTTCCGGCCAAACATTAAATCCATCTCCCTCTTGCATGTGCCTTGGCGGTTGCCTGTCCGGATCCGCTGCCGAAGGTCAGTGCCACGGTTACGGTCGCAGGCCCGCTTGCGGTCAGGTAGTCAAAGCGCGTTGTCTTGTCCAGCGCGCTGGCGTCGCCGATGGTGGCGTCAATGGGGGCTTCCATGTTGATCCGCAGCGTTTCGCCAGCAGCCAGCATAAACTCTTTGTTGAAAATAGCCTGCCTGTCGCCCACAGCCACGGTGGCTTCGGTGATGGCTGCTGTTCCGGTGTTGGTAATGTCGCAACATACCGGCGCAGGCTCTCCCGTATACAGGGGTAGGGCAAGCGCGTGGGCGGCGGCATCCGTGATGGTTGCGCTTACGACTGCCTCCTGCAGGTCGTAGGCTTTTGGCTGGCAACGGATTTCAATGTCCAGCCCGCCGTCCGGCCATCCGCTTTCCGTGTAATCCGTGCCCGCGGAGATCTCCGCAAGCAGATACTTGTCCGGTTCAAAGTCCCACGTCAGCCGCCTGCGTCCCGCCTTCAGCCACGCGCCGATCTGCCGGTAGATGCGCATGGCCGCCGCATCACTTCCCGGCGTGTGCATGAGGTAGAGCGTCCCCTTGTGCTTCACCACTTCATGCGTGCGGTCGTCGCCATAGATCAGGTCGCCGTCCGCCCCGCTGATTTCAAAGGTGCGGAAGATGCTGTCTGGGCTTACCGGGCGGCTTTTGTTGAAAATGTAGAAGCAGTCAAAGTCCCGCAGGCAGTGCCGCCCGTCAAAGGTGAAGTTGCATTCAACAACGGACAAATTCTATTCCCTCCCTTCCATACGTTTTTGCGTATATAAAAACCGCCCCCGGTAAAGGGCGGTTATGGGCTTACCATACGTTGGTCAACTGGCTTCAATAACGCTGCAGGTAACGCACTGTGCAACATCGTCCAGTTTGGCGCGAATGTCGTTCAGGTAATCATCCAGCAGCCACAGAAAATCGGTAACCTGTTGGGTATCGATACCGATTTGGGTTCCATCGTAGGCGCTTCGCATCATGCCAATGGTGCTTTGCATCTTGCGAACCATCGTATCTGCGGTTTCCATCTCATCCAGAAAACCCCGGTTCTTTGGGTTGGTGAACTGGCTCAGCTTTCCCATGGTTTCTCCTTTCAGTTGACCCGAAAGAAGCGCATGTGGTATAATATTCATGCTTCCCTTCGGGGTTGTACGAGATAGGATGTTGCGAACTGTGGTAGGGGAGCAGCATCCTATTTTTCTTTGGCCAAAAGCAAATGAATCCCTTGACGTATCGCTTCGGTCTTGGTTATGCCATACATCAGACAGTATGCCGTTAACTTGGCATCCGTTTCCTTATCAATTCGAACCTTGATGTCTACATTTTTGGGATTCTCGATCTTTGGCCTTCCCATAGGTGGGGGCATTCCATTCGCCTCCTTTCTGTGTTCCATTATATATAACGGAACACAGAAAGTCAAGCATAATTTCCAATTTCTATTCTTTGTGCTATAATGAGCAAAAACAAGGGGGCACTATCGTGAAAAAAATCATCGCTGCTCTGCTTTTGCTCTTCCTTTTGTTTGCCGATGTGTGTAATGCGGAAGAGTTGATTTTTAAAGAGAATAGTCGCGTTGTCGCAGGCACCGATATTGACGCTGGAACATATACTATAAGCGATGTTAAAGATGATGATTATAGCACTTTCGCAATTTTAGATACAGACAAATCAGTGTTGGACTCCTTTACCCTAGGGTTGTTTGAGGATTCGACAATTGTTACTCTTGAAGAGGGACAAATGATTATGTTGATGATAGGCAGCATATCACTTGCTCCACTCTCGGAGGAACAATCCAAGGCTGTTATGGCATCTGATCCCTATCTCAATGCGATTGATGGGGTTGACCTCCATCAAGCATTCGCAAAAGCGGAAGATATAGCTGAAGCATCCGGAGACTATCCCTTGCTCAAAAGCGTGGGCTTCAATTATGACGAGAAACTTAACACCATATCAATCACTATTTGGCTCCTAGATGATGCCACGGTCGATATTGCAAATACGTATGCTTACGATATGGTTCGCATGGTGAACACTTGTTGCATCTACCAGAACACCAGCATCGCTCCTTCGGCGCCGAAATACCTCGGGGGCATTTACGATGTGGTGAACTGCACCCTTCTCGCCTGTCGCTGGAACGACATGCCTGACATCACCAAGGCGTTGGTAAACCATATTATACCCGTTGGCACCCAAGGCTTCGGAACCGTGGATGCCAACGAGCTCAAGTAATAGTTATACCAGCGTCATTCGGCTGTTTCGGCCGCTCACGCTCTTGGTGCTCCGCCTGCGGGTGGCACGACTCACGTCCGGCTCCAGTGTGGTGGCCATTAGCTTACCATCGATGGTCATGATGGCCGTCCCGATTCCGGCGCTCTTGTTGGCAGCCGCAACCTCTGCGCCCAACCGTGCATAGTCCAGCGTGAAGGGCGTGCTGGCTGCGCTGCGTGTGCCCACGGCAGTGCTTCCGGCCGCCGTGCGGCTAAGCCCGGCGGCGGCCTCCACCACGCCCTGCATGTTGCGCTCAATGCCGCGGCCGAAGCCTGCGTCGTACTGTTCGCCAATTCCCTCCATCACGTGGCTGGGGCTTCGGATATCCAGCTCGTTTTTGGCGGCCTGGTAGGCAGCCCGCGCCGCCGCCCTGGCCGCGCTGGTAATCACAGAAGTGTTGTTGCGAATGCCGCGCGCCATGCCCTGGTCGATGGCTTCGCCGATGCTTTCAAAGTTGATGCCGCTGCGGCCTACAACGCTCCACAGGGCGCTGCTGGCCGCCGTGGCCAGTGCGCCGGCAGAAGTCGCCACGTCCGTACGCTGCCCGTCCAACCCGCGTTTTACGCCCTTTCCGATGGCCCCTCCCAGTAGCATCCCCTGCGCTTCGGTCAGGATAGCCGCTATGGCCTTGGTTACGGTGGTGGCCATGGTGCTTCCGGCTGCGGCGTTGGTTACGGTGCTATCCTCAATGGCGGTTTCAATGGCGGCCATCATGCCCTGGGCGGTCAGCGTAATGCTGGCCGCGATCGTTTCCATGGTGGTCAGCGCCGTAGCCGCGTCAGTGGTAATGGTGGTCAACAGCTCGGCGATCTTGGTTTGCGCCGCTTCGGCGGCAGCCTGCGCGCCCTTGATATCTTCGGCAGTGGCGAGGATTTTTTCAGCTTCCGTGGCAATTTCATCGCCCGCTACCTTTGCCCCGTCGGCAGCCTCTCCGGCGGCATCCTTGCCGTCGGCCAGCTTGCCGGTAGCAATCTCCATCTTTCCCGCGCCTTCCAGCGCGGAATCGCCCCCGGCGTTGATGGCGTCACCTGCCGCCTGCCCGGCGGTTCCGGCGGCAGTGGCGGCGGGAGTCATGGCGTTATAGGCAGCAGTTTCTTTAGTAATCGTTTCAACAATGCCATCCAACTTCTGCTTCGTTGCTTCGGCACCGTCCTGATACTCTTTCATCTTGCCCTGCGCGGTATCCACAACGCCTTTTTGATCGGATAACGCGCTATTTGTTCCACTTACCGCATCGCCAAGCTGTGACATGGCGGAATCATAGGCGGCAATTACATCGGTTCCGTCCTTCAACTTTACGGTGCCGTCGGCAAGCACATCCACGAACCCGGCCATGGGGTTTTCTATGCCGCTGAACTGCTTTATGGTATTGTAGATCTGCGTAAGGTTTTCCTCGAAGGCTGTCAGGCCGCCCCCTCCGGTGCCGAAGATGTTATCAAACATTCCCTGCGCGTTGTCTGCCGCTGTTTGCAGCTCCGTCAACTTGGTTTGCGCTTCCTGGTACTTGGCGGTCTGATCATCCAGCTTAATGTTGAACTCGGCAAGCGCCTGCCCTACGGTCTTCAGGTAGTCCTGATATCCTTCTACTAAGGCCAACTGTGCAAGCGCGTTAATATTGTTCTGGATGGCCTGCGTGTTGGTGTTGAACAGCCCTGTGGCAGGGTCGATGTACTGGGCTAGTTGCGGATACAGCTCCGCAATCTGTTCAGCGTATCCGGCCATCAGGGTCAGGTCGGCATCAGTTTTAATATCCTTCTTTTCCAGCTGGTCATACAGGGCCAGTAGCTCGGTCGCCAGCGTTTTCTTCGCTTCGGCGTCCGTCTGCGAGCTTTCAAGGTTTGAGTCGGCTTTGTCCAGCACCGTCTTAAAGGCGGCCCATGCCTTTTCGGTGGCCCCAAACTGTTGCTCATAGGCGGCGGCTATCTCATCGGCATTCGTGAAGGCGGCGGTAATCGCGTCCCCAAGGCTGCCCACCAGTTCCATGGCCATCCCGCCCCAGTCGGCGTCCAGCAGCCCTTTCACCAGTTCCCCGATGATCATCGGCCCCTTGGCGATCAACATGCTGGCGTTCTTCACCAGCGCGACCGCGAACTTGCCCAGCAGCTCCACAGCACCGCTCACGATGTCCCTGAGCCCGTTACCGCTCACCAGCCCGTCGATGAAGCTTTCGACGATCTCTCCGGAGGCGTCCACCAATTCCGGCGCGGCATCAATCAGAAAATCCACCAGGCTTTTAATCAGGTCAGCGGCCATGGTGCCGATTTCATCGCTGTTGTCCGACATGGAGTCCAGGAAGCCGCGCAGCAGCTCCAGCGCCGCAGGGGCCAGGTCGCCCACCAGTTTGGGCAGTTCCTTGGCCAGCACCGCGATAATGGCTTTCGCGGCCTTCGTGGCCACGGGGATCGCCTTGCGGATGAGCGGGGTGATGTCGGCAAGCGCATCTTCCAAACTGCCCATCAGGTCGTCCATGATGGTTTCCAGCTCGCCCGGCTGCAGCCCGTCCTTCAGCGCGGCGCTGAGCTTGCCCATGCCGTCCGAGGCGGCGTCCACCAGCGGCTGGAAGGCGGGCACCAACAGCAGCCCAATGGTGTTGGCCAGCCCGTCGGCAGTGGCGTTCATGCGCTGCATGGAATCATCAAAACCGCCCAGCGTGGCCAGCTGGCTGTCGCTGAACACCGTGCCCATCTTTTCGGCTTCATTGCCAAGTTTCGTAATGGCGTCTCCGCCTGCCTCAATCAATGGGTTTAATTCCTGAGCGGATTTCCCGAACAGATCCATCGCGGCCGCGTCGCGCTCGGTTTCATTGGTCATTTTACCCAACGCATCGATGGAGTCGGCAAAGATATCCTCGCTGTCGCGCAATTCGCCCGTGACCTTGTCGCGAATATCAACGCCCAGCGCCTTGAATTTCTCCTGCGCAGTCTTGCTGCCGTCGGCCGCATCGCCCACCGTCTTGGTCATCTTGGCCATGCTCTTGGTGATGGTGTCCACCGGCGTGTCCATAAAGTTGGCGGCATACGTCCACTTTTGCAGCTGGTCGGCGGCAATGCCGGTCTGCTGGCTGGTGGTCAGCACATCGTCGGCCATGCTGCCGGCGCTCTTGCTAAGTTCAAACCCCTTCTTTGCGGCCTGCAGAGCAAATTCGCCCATGTCTTTAAGCGCAGTACCGGCCGCCTTTACTGCGGTGATAAAAGCGCCGTTGATAGCGCCAGCCACGTTTCGGATCCCGGCAAGGAAGGCCACGCCGATGGCTGCAACCACCAGCGCGGTTTCGGCCTCAAAGTCGGCCATCGCTTGGGTGTTTTTCTTTAACTCTGCATCCGCGTTGGCCATTTCGGCGTTTGCTTCGTTCAGCACCAGTTGAAGATTGCGGGTTTCATCGGCATTTTCGCCGTACTTTGCCCGGCATTTTTCCAGCATGTCCCGCAGGGTAACCACCTTTTGCAGCTGCAGGTCGTATTTCTCGTTCAGCTCACCCTGCCGCCGCTTCAGGTTCTCCATGGTCGCGCCTTGCGCCTTGAACTCGGCGGTGGTCACGCTCATTTCGCTCTTGAGCATCTTCATCCGCTGGCCGATGCCTTCGAGCGCTTCCCGGTACTCCTTTTCCCCGCCAATCCCTATGCTTGCGCGGAGCTTCGGATCACTTCCGCCTTTCTTGCCCATGTAGCCGCCCCCTTTGCCGATTGTTCGGGTATCCGTCCATTCCGAGGCCGCCATGGTCGCCGATCATGCGGCAGCTGCCTTCAGGCGTCGTAAGAAGGCCGAACGTAATCCACGCTCGGCCTGTTATCGTTCAATCTGTTACGGCTTTGGGATGTCGGCCAGCCGCATGCGCGTAGGTGCGATGGGCCGCTCAATTGCTTTGCCGCTATCCCCCTTGGTGGCTACCAGCTCAGCCTGTATCAGCAGCACCGCCCGCGGGCTCATCGCCCAGAAGTCATGGGCGCTGATGCCAAGATCCAGCGCGTGAAACATCATCCACGCCCACGGAAAATGCCCTTCTTCGTCCGCGGCGTGGGTGGCACGTTTTTTGCGTCATGCTCCGGAAGCGACCGCGCAATGGCCTTTTGCAGCACCTCGGCCATGCCGTCGATCGCGCTAACGCTAAAAAGTTCATCAAACTTCTCCCAACTCATTTCTGCGCCACCGCCGATCAACGCGCCATAATAAAGCGCCATCAGCGCACGGTGCATAAACCGGGACGCTTCTTTCAGGATTGCATAATAACCAACGTCGCGACCGTATTGCTCGGCGTAAATATCCTCACAAACGCGCGCAGCCTTATTGTTGAAAATAAGCACATACCGTGTCTCGCCAAGGGTTATGGCCATTTCAGGTGCTGCGATATCCCGGCCGCGCACATCCCCCACCACAGGGGCGGTCGCGGGGGCTTCCACTTTTGCCCCGGAAGGGTTAAACGGAAAAACGTTACTCGTCATAGCAATTCTCCTTTTCAAATAGTCATCGGCCGGGAGTTTTCCCGGCCGATGATGGGTAGGCCGCTTTACACTACGGCGGTTTCGTATACCGTGCCAAACCAACCGGCGGCGGTGGGCGCGTCGGCGGTGTCACTGTCCTCATCCAGGATGGCGCACAGCTTGTGGTCGTTCATGCGGCGGTCAAACGCACCCTCCACCTTGGGCGTCTGGTACTCGATCTTGTCCGAGTCGGTCTTGCCGCTCTTTTCCGGCTCATAGAACTCGCCTTTGTAAAGCCACCAGAGCTCCTTGTGGCCGTTATCGCGCGTAAAGCACAGGCCCAGCGCGCACTTGGCGGGGTCGGTGTCGCCGCTGAGCGTCTGCACGCCCTTGGCGTCGGTTACGCGCGCGAACATGGTGCCCTGAAGCGCCGCGGGGATGTCATCCAGGTTCAGGGTTGCGTCATAGCCGTCGATCTTCTTCTTTCGCCGCACCACGATGTTGCTGGCGTCCAGCCTGCCTTCACGGTAGCGGGGCTTCAGGCCAATCTCGATGGATTTGCCAAGCACCTGCGGGGTACCGTATACGGGCGCGGTACCCACCGCATCAGGTGTGGTCATGAACGCGACGTACACGTCCGCCACACCGTAAAAGTAACCCGGGGTCGGGGTAGTCGTAGGCATAAGGGGTCTCCTTTCCGCGCGCGCCACCAGGCGTGCGCCGTGGGGTTATTCCTGCCATCGGCAGGTAATGGGGATGTGGTATAGCTTGGTATCGTCCTCGTAGTTGCGCGGACCGGCGTATTGCACGGTCACGCCTGCGGCGGTCAGCGCGTCCAGCACGCTGCGCAGTTGGGCGTCCTTTACGGGCGTGCGGCTGAACACGTTCACCTGCACCATATAGCCGGTGCGCCGTGCCATATTGCTGGCGTAGTCGGTGGGGGATAGCGTAAGCTCCTGCCATGTCAGGTAGATCGGGTCGGTTGCGTTTGCCGCCGGGTGCTGCGACGCTGGCCACGGAAGCGGAGCGAGGGCATTTTTGATCGTAGCGTTAACGCTCATTCATATCCCTCTTTCTTCAACGCTTCAGCCATAGCGGCCACAATTTCCGGTTCACCTTCCTCAACGGCAGTCCGCATCCACGGCATGGCAGGTGTGTTGCTTTTCCCGTACTCCAGCACAAAGCCGACTTCCTCGATACGCTGCTTCTTTCGGCCGTTCTTTTTAAAGCCGGATGGGAACACATCGAAGTAATGGCCTTTCTCGAATGTGAAATTCGGCCCCTTGTATTGCAGGCTCCCCTTCAGGATGCCGGTACGCACAGGCACCGTCCGCTCCATGCACTTGACGGCCGCCTTAGCCCCCGCCTCTGCGGCGATGATGGCAACGCGCTTGTAGTCCTCGCTGGCCGCTTCAAGCCCTTTGATTACATCGTCAAAGCCGACAACGTTAAAGGTAGCCATGCGCGCTCACCTCACTTCCCTGCGGCTGCCGGATCCGCACCTTGATCTGTGTCCAGTCGCGCCGGTAGCCCAGATGGTTGATCTGCACAATGTCGTACACCGTTCCGCCATAAACAATTTGCATGTCGTTTCGCAGCCCGTTCCGCCATCGGATGGTGAAGGTTACTATGTTTTCCATCTGGTGGGCGGCGGCCTCGTAAAAGTCGCGTCCGCTCACGTCCTTGATGGCCGCCATGGTGTCGCACACCTTTTTGTACACGAGCACCGCGTTACCCTCGTCGTCCGTGGCAGTTCCGTCCGGCTCCTGAAAGGTAATCAGGTGCCGAAGATCTCCGGCGTTCATTCACTCACCGCCTCCGGCTCACTGCGTAGTTGGTGCATCAGGCTCATCACCGTGGGGGGCACGTCGTCTTTGCCCGCCTCCTGATTGCCGCGGGTATCGTAGTAGTGGGTGGCCAGCCGGTATACCGCCAGGTCATAGGAAGCATCGCTATCCCGGGGCTTTACGCCTGCAGCATTTAACCAGCAGATGGCCGCATCCATGCACAGTTGTAGGGTTGTGTCCGCCACATTGGGGTCGGTGGCTGCAAAGCCTTTCAGGCCATCAATAGTTACCGCCATCCGGCTTCACCTCCTGTTGCTCCGCGTTGGGTGGATGCGTGCGCTCGATCAGGTGTAAGTGCAACAGCTGCAAGGCGTCGTCCTCGCTTTCAGGCGCGTATACCACGCCTTTTTCATACCTGTGCCCCCGCACGGTGATCGCCCTTGTCGTTCGGTAGGTTTGCGCCATGGGGCACCCTCCTTTATGCGTTCGTCGATCCGGCCACAGGCACGCCCATCTCGGCTGCCTGCGTGAACACGTTTTCTACAAAGCCCATCACTGCTCTGGTGACCGCGTCAAGGTTGGCAGCACACAGCTCTGGGTCGGACACATCCACGTTGATGCTCACGCCCTTGGCGCCGCGTAGGCTAGCGTTCACGTTGGCGACGTTGCGCCGCTCGCCGGTATCTAGGGCGATGTATAGCGGCATGCTTGGGTTTTGATAGTTTTCCGTCACAAGGTTAGCCATGGGAAATTCCTCCCGTCGTGTAGGCGGGCGCGTACCACTAAGGCACGCGCCCGTTCCTGTTGTTTACTAGGCGGTGACTACCACAGCGGCCGCTTCGCTGGCGGTGCTCACGCCCTCATAAGTCGCCACGCAGTAGTAGTAGGTCGTTCCGGCGGTTGCCCCCGTGGGGATGGCGTAACTCACGTCGGTCGCACCGTTCACGGCAGCGCCGCCCGTATTGCTGTCGGCAGCGTTGCTGTACCATTGATAGGTCGGCGTGCTCCCGTCGCTCACCTGGAAGGCGGCGGTCAGCACCGCGCCGGCGCCGATACTCCCTGCCACAAGGGCAAGGTCGGCGGGCTGGGTCAGCACCGCGATGGTAGGCGCAGCAGCCATTAGCCCGGCAGAGCGAAGCTTCGCCAGCAGCTCGTTGTGTTCGGCGCGAATCGCGGCCACGGTGCTGGCGTCGCTTCCCGCGTCCTGCATGTACTTAATCGGGGGCAACCCGGTCAAGGCGGGCAGCCCGGAAATGGTCGCGCCCGCTTCCAGCGTCAGCTTCGCGCCCGCTTTCACGCGCAGCTCACCGCCGATCACCGTCTGGCTGCCGTTGCGGCCGGTATAGTTTTTCGTTGCGTTCATGGGTTCAGGTTCTCCTTTCCGCTGGTTTCATTCCAGCCGCTTACACCGCCGGGATGAAGATCTCGCGGCGCACCACCGCTTCGGCGTCAAAGCGGGTCACGCCCAGGCGGCTGATGCCGCGCACGTCGATGCGGTTCTTCTTGAAGGCGTCGCCGCCCACGTCGGTGGAAACAAACTCCAGCGGCATCCGCTCAAAGAGCGTGGCGTACTGCTTGAAGTCGCCCACGTAGATGGGGTAGTAGTCGCCCTTGGTCGCGCCCGCGGTGGTCACCACGCGGTTGGGGAAGGTACGGTTGCTCATCACCTTCACCGAGTGGGTTTTAATAAACATCGGCGTGCCGGTCGCGGGGTCGGGCTGCAGCAACGGGCGGCCGGTGCTGTCGGTGATGCTGTCCAAAAAGTCAAAGCCGCTCTGGTTGGTCAGGATCGTGGCCGTCTGGCTGATCGCCGGATCCAGCGCCATGTTCAGGATGCTGCGCAGCTGCATGATGGCGTTCTGGTCGTCATCGTCGGTGATGATCTGGGCGGTCAGCAGATCCAGCGCCGCTTTGAGCAGCTTGTTTTCGGTGATCACCTGCTTCTTGGTGTACCACCGGGCGAGGTAGCCAAACAGGTTGGCCGTTTCATCGGCGGCTAGCTCGCGGCTCACCGGAACGATCAAGCCGTAGGTGTTCAGCGAATAGCTCACCGGCACAAAGGCGGGCTGGTCATCCTCCGGCACCCCACCGGCAGGCGCTTCGCCATCCAGCTGGGTAAGGCCGGTGGTAGGATCGGTATCCACGATGCGGGTGCCCTTGCTTGCGCTGGTCGGCTCCACCGTAAACAGGTCGCGCAGGGGGTTCAGCTGGCGCAGGCGCTCGTTGATCTGCGTCTGCACATCCTCCGGCACCAGGAAGCCGCCGTCGCTGCCCGCAGGCGTGCCGCCGCTCTCGGTCAGCACATCGTAAAGCACGTTCAGGCTCGTGTCCGGGCAAGGGTTGGCAGGGTTCAGCCGGTTACGGATAGCGTAAGCGAAGGCCTGCGCGTATTCGTTGCTCTTGCGGATCACCACTACGCGGCCGCCCTTGGTAGCAGCCTGGGCGGGCAGCGCGGTCTGCTGACCGGCTTCCTCCTGGGCGATGGTCGCGCGGGTCAGGTCAATGCGCGCCTGCAGGGCGTTGATCTTGCCGGTATGCTCGGTCAGCTGCGTAGGGGTCGCAGCCTGGTTAGCCAGCAGCGTCTGCCCACTGGCCACCAGCGTGCGCATGTCATTTTGCAGGTTTTTCAGGGTATCCTTCAGCTGAGTCAGGTTTTCCATAGGGGTTACCTCCTTCTTGTGCTTGTGGGTCACAGGCTGGCGTCGGCCTGCGCCAGTGCCAGCGCAAAGCTGGCCTTGTCGCGGTCGGTCGCCGCATCAGGGGATGTGGGCGCGGTGCCAAGCGGATGCCCGTTAAGGTAGCTTCTGTGGGAGTGTTCCAGAGTGTGGTGATGTGAAAGGAAACTGGGGTTGAAGTCCTTGGTGGTTGCAGCCGTGGTCGCCTGCCCGCCGCCCTCCGGAGCCGCGCCCTGTACCTTCGCCAGCGCCTTCATCACGGCGGCGTTGTCCACGCCGTGCATGGCATAAGCAAACCGCGGCGCCTGGTTTGCGCCAGCTTTTCCGATCAGGGCGTTGTCCTTGTCGGGGTCGTCCTCCTCGTCAGGCGCGGCGGCGCTTTTCTTCTTTGCGGGCTTGCTCACGTCGTCCGCAAAGCCCAGCTCCAGCGCGCGGCCGCTGCTCATCCACGTTTCGGCGTCCATAAGCGCGGAGAGCTTCGCCCGGGGCAGCGCGGTTTTGGTTTCGTAGGCGTTGATGATCGACTCTTTTACTTCGTCGAGCATCTGCATCCCCTGGCGCATATACTCGCTGTTACCAATCGCCACCGCCCACGGATTGTGGATCATCATCAGGCTAACAGGGCTCATGCTAACATGGTCGCCCGCCATGGCCACCACGCTGGCGGCGCTGGCAGCGATACCGTCGATTCGAACGGTCACCTTGCCGGGGTACTCGCAAAGCATGTTGTAGATCTGTGCGGCCGCCACGCAGTCGCCGCCCGGGCTATTGATGCGTACTACAATGTCCCCGGTGCCCTGCATTAGCTCCGCACGGAAGGCCGCCGGGGTTACCTCATCGTCAAACCAGCTTTCTTCCGCAATCACGCCGTCCAGCGCCAGTTCACGCTCACCGTCCGGATCGCCTTTCAGCTGGTTAAACACCCAGAAATGGTTCAAAATATTCACCTCACTGTTCTTGTCGCCCGAGTCTATCGCCCGCTGTCCTTTACCGTTGCGCCTGTCAGTACCATCTTGAGCGGCAGCAGGTCGCGGGCACACAACAGCACGTCACCGTCAGGGTCGGGCGGAAGATTGTCCTTTTCGCGCACTTCATTCGGTCTCATCCACCCGCCGCGAATGGCCTTCTGGTGCTTGTCGGCCATGGTTTTCACGTCGCCGCGCAGCACCGCGTCCATGTCAAAGCTGAAGTGGTATCCTTCCATGATCCGCTCCCAGGTGAGCAGCTTGCGGTCAAGCTCAGCTTCCCATTGAGCCACAATCGGCAATATGGTCAGCTGCATCAGCTCGCGCATCTGCTGTTCATTGTCAGCAAAGCCTTTGTCGCTGGTGTCGCCCAGCAGGCTGGGGGGAATGTTGTACACCGTAGCCACACGGTTGCGGGTCATGTTTTCCACGCCCAGCACGTCGCTGTCCACCGGCGTGCGACTCAGGTTAGCCACCGTCATGCCGCCGTCCAGCACAATGGCACTGCGGCCGCTGTCGTTGTATGCCTCCAAAAACTGCTTGATAATCTCTTGACGGCGTTCTTTGTTCAGCCCTGTATTGGGTACCGTCAGCACAATGGAATTATTGATCGCCTTGATCTGCTCCATGGTGTAGGTTTTCACGTCGGCATCGTACTGGATGCTGCCGCGCAGAACGTCCATGGGTTTGATGCCACGCTCGCCGTTTGCGCTCATGTGCCGAATCACGATCATATCGCTGTTGTGAACCCAGAATTGTTTCGGGCTGTCCGGAGGGGTTACCCGGTACCAGATTTCCCCGGTATCCATCATGCGGATGGGGGTCACGCGCGTGGGGTCCAACACATCCAGCCGATCGATCGTACCGGCGAGGGTGGGCACGATCAGCGCGTAGGCGTTGCCTTCATTGCCCACGCACGCCTGCATCGTCAGCCGGAACATGAAGGCCGTCATGCGGGGGTTGGGCGCGTAAGCGATCAGCTTTTCCAGCGAGTCTTTCTTTTGCAGCTCCATCCCCTTATACAGGTGTAAGGGCATACAGGCCACGGTGTTGGCCACGCGGCTTACCGCCGCGTAGATGGCCTCGCTGGCGGTCATGTATCGATCGGCGCGCGTCTGGTACACGCCGGTCATGGGGCCTTTTGGCTCGTCGCGTGCCTTCGCAGCCCTTTTCCACGGGAAGATCGCCATGTGTTTCACTCCTTTCGGTCAGCCGACCGGCCGCCATGGCAAAATGAAAAGCGTCAACGTTGGCGCTTTTGGGAAGGCTAAAATCGGAATACCGTTACGCTTGCCGGCACTGTATCCCCCAGGATGGGAGCTTTCTGCATGGCCACCGCATGCGCGTCCAAAAAGGCCATGAATCCATCGATCTTGCGGTAGCGGTTGCGTTTCACAGGCATCCAGTTTTCACGGTCGCGGTCACGGTAATCATTGCGTAGCCGAACATTGTGCATGTACCAGCGCAGCATCGGGTCGTTGTTGCTAATCAGTCGCCCGTCCAGCAGCATTTCCCGTACATCCTTCATCGGGTCGTTCATGGTCATGGGGCCTTGGCGCTTCACCTCGCAGCAGAAGCCCGCGCCTTCCAGCATCCGGGTCAACCACACCGCGTTAGCCGGGTCATACCCGATGCTGATAATCTCGTACTTTTTCGCCTGGTCAACAAACCACTGGTACACCACATCCTGTGGAATATAGTCGCCGTCGCAAATCGTCAGCAGCCCCTGCAGCGCCCATTCGTAATAAGGAATTTTCTCGTTGTCCATCTCCACCTTACGCTTGGGCACCCAGCTGTGCTGCAGCACGAACGAATCCCCATTGTCCAGCGGAAACTCCAGCGCGGCAGCGGTGAAGTCCTCACGGCTGCTCAGGTCAAACCCACCGTAGCAGCTTCGCCCGGTCAGGCTTTCCATGTCCAGCGTTTTGCGGTTGCGGTTCAGCACGCTGATGTCCACAAACCCGGCGTCGCTCGCATCCGCCATCACGTTCAGCTGCTTGGTAATGAAGTCGCTGCGCTCTTGGGGAATGCTCTTGCACCGCTCCCAGTCATTGCTCAGCGTATCAAGGTCCAGCAGCAGGCCCATGCCTGGGTTGGCCTTCACCCAGCAGCTGCGGTCCTCAATGTTGTCCGCGCTGTCCAGTTCGCAGATGAAGCAGAAAAGCCGGTCGGCCACGCTGGCGGGCAGCATTCCCTCCTGCATCGCGTCCGTGAACAGCGCGTAGTAATCCATTAAGGGGCCTTCCAGCACCGTGCCCATAGTGGTGATGTAGATGGCAAGCGGCTGGCGGCGTTTGTTCATGCCGCGCTTGATCACGTTGATCAGCTTGTAGTCGCGGTATTCGTGGATTTCGTCGAACACCCCCATGTGCGGGTTCAGGCCATCCAGCTTGTGGCTGTCGCTGGCCCGGTGCTGGATGCGGCTGTTGGTCTTGTCGTAGTAAATGCCATCCCGCAGGGTTCGGAATCGGCTGGCTAGGAAGGGGCTGGCCTCAATTTGCCCTGTACACTCGGTATATACGATGCTGGCCTGCTCCTTACTGTTGGCCAGCAGGTACACATCCGCGCCGCGCTCCCCATCCTTGCTTGCCCCGAAGGTAGCGTTCCCCGCCATCAGCGTACTTTTCCCGTTGCCGCGGCCCACCACGATCAGCGCCTCGCGGAAGCGGCGCAGTCCGGTTTCCTTGCTCACCCAGCCGTAGATGTTCCCCTCGACGAAGCACTCCCAGGGCATCAGCTCCATGCGTTCGTAATTGCCTTTGGTGGGTGCTAAAAAGCGCTCCATGAACTCAATCGGCCGAAGGGCCAACCGTTCATCGAAGCGCCATGGGTATTCCGGGTCTTTTGATTTTTCCAGATCCAGCAGGAAACGCGCGCAGGCCATTTTAACCTTCTCACAGGCAACCTGTTTTCCGGTCGTAACGTCCTGTGCATATCCATAAAGCTTCCCCAGTGGGTCAAGTGTCGGGGAAATCGTCAAACTCATCTTCCGGCTTGCGAGGCACTTCCGTTTCGCCCGGGCTTTCCGCCTGCCCTTTCAGATGGGCGGGGGTCAGGCGAAGTTCGTGCAAGTGCTTTCGCTGCTGCTCCCGCAGCATGCGCGCCTGCTGGATGCTTTTATTTTCGCGCATACCGGTTTGCCGCCCATTTTTCCAGGGTACCATCACACCCCGCTTGGCCACATCCTCATCGAAGCTCCGTTTTTGCTCTTCCATCATGGCAATATCACCAGCGATACTTTGGGCAATGTCGTCCATGCCGCCCGGCCGTTTTTCGCAAACGGCACAGATGTTTTCGTACAGTGCCCGCGCCTCTGGGTTTTTGATACGCGCCAACTGCTGTTGCTTCATGTCCTCGTTCATGTCGGTGCCTCCTATATCTTGATGACCCGGGCGCGGTTCGGCTTCGTGGGCTTGGCCGCCTCCTTGGCCCGCCCCTTTTCGGGGTGCCGCTGATTATGGCACTGTTTACATAGGCTGCGCAAATTTTGGATATCCAGTTCAAGGTCTGGGCGCTCGCTGCGCGGTATCACGTGGTGCACCACCTCGGCGTCCCTCACCTTGCCGCGCCCCCCGCTGTGAAACCGCTCCATGCAGTCGCAGCATAGGTAATTGTCCATGCGCATCCGCTCGGCAGCGGTGCGCTTCCATACGCCCGTGTGGTAGAAGGGTTCGCTCTCTTTGTGATACACAGCTTTCACCCCACGCAAAAAGGCGGCCCCTTCGGGTCGCCCTGCTCGCTTCTTTTGCAGTTTGATCAT